CGAAGCCGTCGCCGAACGTCTGTTCGGACTCAAATGGGCGCTCCGCAAGGACTCCACCGAAATCATCCACGAGGAATGGCAGACCGCATCCGAATGGATCCGCGACGGATACCTGCGTCAAGCCATAGAAGTGCTCGCCGCCGCCGACCAAGCGCAACCCGCGAGCGCCGACGGAGGCGATTATGAGGAGCGGATGCGCGTCGAATACCGTGAATTGACCGCTCGTGCTGGCAGGCTCAGGGACATGCTGCAGCGGTATGCGGATGGCACGCTCGACTTCGAGCCCGTCTGTCCGATCAGCCTGTTGAGCAGGCAGCTTGACGTCATGGATGAATACGCCGGTCTGCTCCACCATAGAGCCAAGCTCGAACACGTCGACCTTGAAGAACAGGACTCCGCCACCGAATAAACAAAGAACCCGACCTTCCGGCCGGGATCTGGCATTACCACAAACCAGACTATCACGCCGGAGGGAATCGAACAAATGTACGAACCAACCAACGAATCCCAACCAACCACCACCAACACCACCACCAACACCACAACAAACACCAGCCAAACAACACCAGCGCTCGCCGGTGTGTGCCTCGTCTGCGGCGGAGGATGCGCTGTCGGCGACACCATGTGCGCGAGATGCGATGGGCTGATGCGCGGCTGGCTGCGGGAATATCCATCATGGTTGGATTCGCTGCATGAGTTCCTGGACTCGACCGCGCATTACGGAGGCCGTCAGCCTGGACGCGTCAACCTTCCAGCCGCGCCGACGCCAATCCGATTGCCGGTGCTCGACCACATGCAGGACATCGAGGATGCCGCGATCGCACTCTGGCGCCGGTTGTATGCTCCGCCTGCCATGCCTTGGGCTACCTGTGGCGTGCATCCGCCGCTGGTGGACATGCTGCGTGTCTGCGCCGGCAGTCCTCGACTGCGCCGCATGCCTGATATCGCCGACTTCTACCATGAGTGGGAGTCGATGGTTCGAAAGACGCTGGACATCATCGACGTGCCGCCTGCGAAACATGGCATCGGAAGATGCCCGAACCCGCTGTGCGGAGTCGAATTGACAGCGGCGGTCGGCGCGGTAAGCGTTGCATGTCCCGTGTGCGGCAACACTTATCGCGTGGTCGATGTGCGATTGGGTTTCCTGCGGGAGTGCATCGAATCGGGCAGGGCGTTCACGGCGGGGGAGTGTGCTGAGCTGCTGCGCGAATGCGGGTTCCAGTGCAATGCGAATACGATTCGCTCGTGGCGTAAGCGTGGCAGGCTTCAGCCGGCCGGTGAGAACGATAAGGGACGGCCATTGTACAGGCTTTCGGACGTGCATCGGCAGGTGCTGCTCCGCGATTCGATTTGACAAAATCGAAAGTGCAACGCAGAATTGTCAGTGGATTAGAGGGTTCAAACCGAGGTGACTTGGTTTGAACCCTCACTCATATCCGCCATGGATTCTCCTAACTCCTTGGGTTACGTACCCGTCCTGTCCGAACGGCATATCGGACACGCTCCGCCCACCCACGTCAGAGTGGGCATACACCAACAGCGGCAGGCAAGCCAATCCCGCGCTTCCGTGATGCGGTGATGCTCAAACCGCCTGTCCATGCCTTCGTAGGAATCAGTGGCAGATCGCACCGGTCGCAGATCTTCGGATCCTCTTCCTTGCGGCCGCGTGTGGACGCGGGTTCGAATCCCGCCGAAGGCACCCATGAAACAAACCCGGGGTAGGGGTATTGACAATCCGGTAGGGGCATTCGCAGATGATGGGGAGCCCCTACAAGACGCGGGAGTGTCCATATACGGGAGCCCCTATACCGGCATTCCAGCAAACCAACGGCGAAGATAATCATTGACAAATCCACGGCACACCGGGGCCCATACACGTGGGAGGCCACATGAGCAAGCGGCGTAACGAGCGTGTCAGCAACGGCTGGCGGCGCAGACAGCTCAGGGCAAGAGTGCTGGCCGCATACGACGTGTGTGCCATCTGTGGCAAGCCAGTCGACAAGACATTGAAGACACCACATCCGATGAGCGCCGAAGTCGACGAGCTCGTACCGGTCTCACGTGGCGGTGATCCATACAGCTTCACTAACTGCAGGCTCACGCACCGCAGATGCAACAGGTTCAAGAGCGACAAGACAGACGAACACGCACGAGCGCTGCTGGCTGGCAGACAGGAAGTGAAAGCAAGCTCGATGCCGTTCAAAACGTTCGGCATCTGACTCCGATACCAGGGCGGGGACCCCGGGTATGCCCCATACCGGTCGCCTCGGGTGCAGTGCCGATATTTCTCTTGAAATTTATGCGTAACGAATTGTGTTACGCATACGTTGAATGAAAGGCGGAATATGGCCTTTTTCAAAGCGTCAGCATCTGACATAGAACGATTTAATAAATACTTCAGAAGCACTGACCCTAGTAAATGTTGGGAATGGAACGGTGCTCATCACCCAAAGGGATATGGCACATTCCGTCTGGCAAAGACGTCCGTTCCGGCACATCGCTTCGCATATGCATTGACTCATAACATGTTTATCCCAGATGGGATGGTGATTGATCATATCTGTCACAACCGTTCATGCGTTAATTCAGACCATTTGAGAGCAGTAACGGTTCAGGAGAATTCCGAATATCGTGTTTCCTGTAATAAGAACAGCAAATCCGGAATCCGTGGTGTCTACTGGCGTAACGATCGAAAAGCATGGCAAGTTGAGGTTATCAAGAATAGGAAGGCATACAAGAGAGGTCCATTCAAGACGCTTGCACGGGCGGAAGCTGCTGCAACAAGATTGCGCGAAGAACTCGGGTTCCTCACTGGTTTTGGAATGAAGGAAACGCAATGATTTGCGAAGTATGCGGTAAGCAATTTAGGCCAAGTGGCAAGGGCAGCCAACAGAAATATTGCTCCGCGAAATGCAGGCAGAAAGACTATCGGCGTCGGAAAAAGAACCGGCCCGCACAGGACCGGAACGGTAAGCCGCCCGTCAAAGCCGTGGAAACGAAACAGAAGCCGGAAAGGGATCTCGACCAGCGGAGCTTCGAGAGGATGATGGACGGCAGCATGCTGGACATGCTGCGCGCCAACCGTGACCGACTGCAGAAGGCCATGGATGACACGTCCACACCGGCAAACGCACTGCCTGCGATCAGCCGCCAGCTCATCGACGTATGCGAACGCATCGAATCGCTCCAAGGCGGCGGTCTGACCGACCTGCTGGACGATGAGGAAGACGAGGTGACGGACGATGTCGGAGCGTCGATTGTCTGAAATCGCCAAGGTCCTCCGCCAGCCGGAAGGCATCGTCGGCAGCGAGTTCACGCGAATCAACAAAGCCGCGCGCAAGGCCGGCATCCGTTTCGACTTGTGGCAGCAGGGCTTCTTGTGGCTTCTGTTCGCCAAGAACGCGGAAGGCAAGTACGCGTGTGGCGAGGACGGCGCCGTGCTGTCCAGCTGCAGGCAGATCGGCAAGACCTTCACCGTCGGCACCGCGTTGTTCCTCAAGGCGATACTCACACCGAACCTGAAAGCCATCTGGACCGCCCACCATACGCGCACCAGCGACGAGACATTCGCGGACATGTGCGAGATGGAGCATAATCCAGTGCTCGGCCGGTACGTGGAACGCATCCGCAGGGCGAACGGCCAACAGGAGATCACGTTCACGTCCGGCAGCCGCATCATGTTCGGCGCCCGCGAAAACGGCTTCGGCCGAGGATTGCACAGCGTGGACGTGGCCGTGTTCGACGAAGCGCAGATTCTCACAGTGCGCGCGATGGACAATATGATTCCGGTTTTGAACACGAGTCCTAACCCACTGGTCGTGTATATGGGCAATCCACCCAAGCCGGGAGACCAGTGCGATGCGTTCACGGAGAAACGCATGCATGCGCTGAACCATGACGGAAACCTCCTCTACGTGGAGCTCGCCGCCGACAAGGACGCGGATCCGGACGACCGCGAACAGTGGGCTAAAGCGAATCCCAGCTATCCGAAACGTACAAGCGAACAGGCAATCATGCGCATGCGCAACAACCTGTCGGACGATTCATTCCGTCGTGAGGCGCTTGGCATATGGGACGAGACCGCCACCGCATACGCCATCAGCCCCGACCTGTGGAAGGCCGCGGCCATCGACGACGTGCCGGATGGAGGACCCGTGAGCTTCGGCATCGACATGCCTCCGGACAGGAGCGTGCTGACCATCGGAGCCGCGCTACGGTACGCGGACGGTTCGGCAATCATCCAGATGGCGAACATCAAGGACGCGCGGCAGGCGGGAACCATGTGGGCCGTGGACTGGCTCGCCGAACATTGGCCGAAGACCGCCAGCGTGGTCATCGACGCCCAGTCGCCCGCTATGAGCCTGCTGCCGGAACTGAAGAAAGCGCATGTGAAGGTCACGGTCACGAACATGCAGGAGATGGGCCGCGCATGCGGCCGGTTCCTCGACATGCTCAAAGCCGGAACGCTCAAGCACCCGCGGGACGAATACCAGCCGCAGCTGGCCGCAGCCGTCAAGGGCGCGACCACGCGCCCATTGGGACAGTCCGGCGCGATCGCCTGGAACAAACTCGGCAGTGACATTGACATAACCCCGCTCGTGTCCACCACACTCGCCCTGTACGGGGCGTGCACGACGAAACGACATCCGGGAAGACGACAGGAGGTGATGGTCTGATGGTGTTCTACATGGCCGACGGCACAACGGTAAGTGTCGCTCCGAAATTCACCGGCAGCAGCTACCTCGACACCGCAAGCGGAAACGTCGGCACCATCCTCGGCGTCGACGACGAGGACATGCCCATCATCCACGAACTGTTGCGCGTGTGGCGTGAGAAATACCCACGCAACCTGATCCGCGGAGCCTACTACGACTGCAAGGAACGATTCAAAGACTTCGGAATCTCCATCCCCGACCAGATCAAAAACAAGGTCGAGGCGATGATCGGATGGCCCGAACTGGCCGTCCGATCATTGAGCGACCTGAGCGACCTGGAAGGGTTCAGCGTATCCGGCGACGACACGATGGGCGTCAACGACCTGTTCGAGGACAACCAATTGGACGTGGCCACGTCAGAACTGATCGTATCCGCCTACAAGCACTCATGCAGCTTCCTGACCATCGCCGCAGACCCGGAGAATCCGGACCGGATCAGCATAATCCCACGCTCCGCCGACTGGTCCGCTGGAATCTGGGACCGACGCAACCACCGTCTGGCCGCGGCATTGACCATCACCGAGGACGACAAGGACGGACGAATCTGCGCGTTCAACGTGTGGCTCCCCGGCAAGGTCTACGAATGCTCCGGCCACCTGACCCCATGGCGGGCGGAGAAAATCGAAACGAACTTCGACCAGCCGACTGCCGTCGCGCTCGCCTACGACAGGCAGATGGACCGGCCATTCGGCCACAGCCGCATCAGCCGTTCGCTCATGAGCCTCGTCGACGCCGGATTCCGCACCGTGGTCCGCATGGAGGCGTCGGCCGAATTCTATTCCGTTCCGAAACTCTGGTTCATCGGAGCGAACAGGGACGCGTTCAGCAGCAACACATGGACGAGTCTCATCCAGGCGATCAACGCGATCACCGCGGACGAGAACGGAGAGCTTCCCCAACTGCATCAGGTGCAGCAGGCGTCCATGACGCCCCATTCGGACATGCTCAAGACCTTGGCCATGCTCGTCGCCTCGCAGACTCGAGTGCCGGTCGACTATCTGGGCATCACGTTGGACAATCCGACCAGCGCCGAGGCCATGGCATCCGCCGAACGACGGTTGACGCGCATCGCCGACAAGCAGAACGTGGCCTTCGGACGGGAACTCAAACGGGCCATGGGCATCGCCGTGGCATTGCGCGAAGGCGCGAACACGATACCCGACTCCATGCGCGACGTGCATCCGGTATGGGCGCCCACAAGGGAAATCTCCGACGCGGCGCGCGCCGACGCGTTCACGAAGATCGCCGACAAGATCACCGGCTACGCCGACTCCGATGTCGGACTCGAACGTCTCGGCCTGACCCGCGAGGAAATCACCCGCCTACGCGCCGACCAGCAACGGCAGAAATCGGAACAACGCATCGACCAGCTCATGGACAGAAGCGCGGCGTCCTCGGAGGTGACGGATGGATCTGAACAATCTGGATCTGCCGGAACCGGCGAAAGCGCAGCTTCGTCAGAAACTGGAGAAACTGCATAGGGATTACGAGACTGATCTTGAGAATCTGACAGACGACGCCACCGACGCGATGGAATCCGCGAAACCGTTGGAACGACAAGACATAGTGCTCAGGTACACCCGCGATGCGTCCGAACGATCACGCAGGTACTACACTGACACCAGGAACCTGTGGCAGAAATACGCCGGCATCAAAATGCCGCCCTACGTCTCATCTACTTGCGACGAATATGAAGTGCTATACCGTCAGGTAGGCGGTTTCACTGGAACCGATTGGAATGGGCATAACTACACTAATTTGAAGCATGGCAACGCCAACGGGCTGACTGTTGAAGACCTTTGGCCCGACCTGAAGACGGTGGACGACTGGCAGCAGTTCATTGCCGACATGATGAGCAGGTCTGTACGATTGACCACGCAGAACAACCGCGACGCCGACGAGACGCATCCTGGATGGGCACGCGTCCCACGAGGCTCCAATCCTTGTGCATTTTGCGTGATGCTCGCCAGCCGAGGATTCGCATACACCAGTGAGGAAAGCGCGGACTTCGGCGGCTCTTTCCATAACGGCAAATGCCGTTGCATTCCCGTGTGCAGCTGGGGCAAGGACAAGATCTTCGGCTATGACCAAGCGAAGTATAAAGCCATGTACGATCAGGCCGTGCAAGCCATCAACGGCAACGCATTGGGAAAGAATTGGAAGTCCTCCGCCGAGGAAGCCGGAATCAAGTTGGATTCGGCCGACGCGAATGCCGTCACATTCGTTATGCGTCATAAGTTCCCTAAGCAATTGAGCGACGGGATCATGCCGAAGAAACGTGCGTCTTTCAAAGTCGAACATGATTTCACCGGCATGCGCGACGAGAAATCATTAAGCAAGAAAGGATGGGATGGAAGGCAGAAGGCGCTTGGCGTCCCAGTAGACGCAGACGTCCTTGAGATGCATGAAATCGTGTTCCTGGAACATTTCAAGTCACTCGGACAGCATTACGAATGGATTCCACGCGATACTTTGGGGCACAAATCGACGAATGACTTGAAATGGATTGAGCAAGACCTTGAGTGCGAGGTTAAGTCATCTCGGCAAAAACGCCCAGACTACGGATCCATTTCGAAGAACATCTCAAAAGCGGTATCCAAAGCCGAGCAGCATGGTGTCGTGAAGGATGCATTCATTGTGGATCTCACTGGATACTCGGCTCCGGAGAAACTGGTGACGCAACTTTCCCGCTATAACGCGCTGCATAAGAAAAACAAGATCAGACGTTTGTTCCTATTGGACAACAACGGGATGAGAGAAATCGAGCTGCAATAAAAACCCGGAGGCACTCCCGCACGAATAGGCTATTATTTCAAGTCTGCACGGGACCTCCGGTACTTCTATTTTACCAAAAACCATTGATTTCGGTGGATTGCCAGAGCAGACGAATGGACCCGACTGTAACTCGGGCGCTTCACAGCCGCGCAGGTGCGAATCCTGCATCCACCACTCGGCCAGCCATTCAGGTTGGCGGCGACCATGCGCCGTATCGCGTGGGAGGACCATACAGC